GTCTTGGCACCGGCGTCCTCGAAGATGACGCCGTTGTCGTCCTCGACGTACCCGAAGACGTCCTTCAGGAACTCGTCGGACAGGCCCGCCATCTCGACGGAGCCGGAACGGCCGTTGTTCGTCGTCGAGACGAAGAACGTGCAGTTGTCGGCGTAGAACTTCTCGGTGCCGCCCTCGGGGGTGATGGTGATCTGGCGCGCGCCGTACATGCGCTTCGGCGTGCCGTAGGACACGGTGCTGCCGCTGACGGTCTTCAGCGCGTAGAACATCTTGTTCACGCCGTAGCGGATAGGCTTGGTATCAGACATGGCTATGTCCTTTCTATCTCGGAGAAGCGGTAGAGCGTGCAGTAGCAGCCCTCCGAATCTATCCAGGTCGTTGTGGGCGGCTCGACGTACCCGTACTCGCCGCGCAACGTGTCGAACACCGCGTCCTCAAGCTCGGTGCTCGGGTATTTCTCGTAAAGCTCGACGGACCAGCCGTGGACCGTCGCCCAGTTGACGTTGTCCGCCCCCTTGCCGCTCGGCTCGTCCAGGTAGACGGCCCACGGCAGGTCCGGGGCGTTCGCCTGCGGCCAGCACAGGTGCGCGCACGGTACGTGCTCGGAGACGGCGGACACGATCCTTTCCTTAGCTGAGGGCACGGTCCACCCCCTCCAGCAGGGCCTTCTCGAAAACGGGCGCGCCAGCGTCGAATCCCGGCGCCATGTGCGGGAAAGCCCGCGTGCGGCCGCCGCCGACCTTCGCGTGCCCCTTTTCGAGCAGGTGGACAAGACCGGGCAGGTTCTTTGAGCCAACCTCGCCGGACGCGCTCATCCCAGCCTTCTTGGTCTTGTAGGACAGCGACTTGGCATATCGGCCCGTCTTCTTCGGGGCGGTGGACTTCGCGACCTTGCGCGCGGTCTTGCAGCCCTCGCGGATGGCGGGTTCAAGGCAAGTCTCGACGCCCGGGCCGATGTCCTCAAGCAGGCGGTCGAACCCGTACGCGAAGCGGTCGGCGTCCACGCTGATCTCATGCAACGACATTGCGCAGCCTCCTCTTCAGCGTCAGGGTCGTGTACTCGCCCGTGTCGTACGATCGCTCGACCTCGTACTCGGTTCCGTCCACCTCGCAGCGGTTCTGGCCCGAGTACTCGGCGGAGCGCACCTGGAGCGAAGCGTCGGCGTGCAGCCCGCTGTTGCGGGCGGCCGCCCAGCTCTCCAGGCCCATGTTCCGCGCGTTCGCGAAGACGGTCGCCTCGTCGGCCTTCTCCTCGGACGGGTTGCCCTCGGAATCGTGCGTCACCTTGGCGCTGTACAGGTTCGCGACCTTATCCCAGCGCATTTGGGTCCACCTCCGCAGGCTCGCCGCCCTCTTCACCGTCAGGCTCGCTTGGGTCGTCAGACGGCTCCTCGGGCGGCTCCTCGACCGGCTCCTCGACCTCGTCGGCAAGCACGATGTCCTCCATCGCGTAGGCGTTCGCGCCGCTGTTCAGCAGCGCGTCGAGGTGCATCTGGTAGCTGTCAATCCAGAAGCGCATCTCCTCGTTTGGGTTGTCCTGCCCGAAGTGCGCCTTGCAGTACATGACCACCGCCTGCCGGATGAGCGGGTAGTAGTCGCTCCTGCTGTCGAAGCACGCCTCCGCTATGCCGACGCGCTTCAGGTCGGCGATCGCGCCCTCCACCGCCGCCTCGATTTCGAGGTCGAAAGCGTCGGTGGATAGGCGTGCCGCGACCTTGACGGTCGGCATGAGCAGCGGTTTTACATCGCGGATTATGTCGGCCAGGGTTGCCAACTACTGCGCCTCCTTGATGAGCCTCGCGATTTCAGGGTTGGTCGCGCCCTCGGGCACCTCGATGCCGAGCTCCTCGGCCATCGCGATGAGCTCCGACTTCTTCGGGCGACCGGAAATCCTAATCGCCGGGTCGACGTCGATCCTCTGCACGAGCTCGCCGTAGATGGTGGAGTTGAGCTCCTTGAAGCGTGCCTTGTCCACCATCCACTGCTCGCCGCACGAGCGGTCGACCTGCTCGACGAGGTCCTTGAACTTCTTGACTGCCTTGACGAGGATTCGCTCGGCCATTACTCGACGACCTCCTTGGGCTGCGACTTCCTAGACGAGCGACGCTTGGACGACGTCGTGGTGTGCGCCTTCTCGACGACCTCGGCCATGCGGGCCTCGGGCGTCTGGACGGGAGCCGCGGTCGCGACTGCAACCGCGCACTCGGGCTGCTCGCCCTCGCGGTACTGGCGGGTCGTCCCGTCAGGCAGCTTGTAGTTCCTCAGCGCTACCATGGCGTCTCCTAGATCGAGCTGCCGGTCTCGACCGAGTACTTGCAGAACGCTGCCGGGTACTCGACCGCGAGCACGAAGCGCTGGTAGGCGCGGAAGCTCACCAGGCCGTGGCTGAAGTCCTCGCCGTCGTAACCGACGTCGAAACGGCGTCCGGTCACGTGCGAGTAAATCGTGCCGCCGCGCTTGAACGCGCCCAGGATGGACGTGCCGCTGGTCAGCGCCGGGGTCGGTACGATACGGATGGTGCGCCACAGGACGTCGCCGACCGTGACGCTGTTGCCGTAGACCAGCCCGACGGGACCTCCGAGCACGTACTGGTCGGACTCGTTGCGCAAGGTCTGGAGCGTGTCATAGTCCTCGTCGGCCACGAGCAGCGTGTCGACGTTGAAGTTCGGCGTCGCCTTGCGGATGAGCGTCTTCTGCGCGAGCAGCGACTCGATGAACGAGAGGTTGTAGCCGCTGGCGGAGGCGGTCAGCAGGCCGGACGTGTTCACGAGGCCCGTGATGTTGTTGCCGGTGCCGTCGCCGCCCACGAGCTGGTCCTCGACGACGATGTCGAGGTTGTAGCCTGCGCGGGAGTTGACGTGGCTCACGAAGCGCGGGGCGTCGGTGAGGATCTCGTCGGACTGCTTCCAGAAGGCCGTGACCTTCTTCAGCTCCGAAGACGCGCGGACGGGGTCGTTCACGTGAATCTGCGCGAACTTGCCGGTCTCTGCCGTCATCGCGGCGGAGCCCTCGAACGTGCCCTCGACGTACCATGCCACGGAATCCTTGGAGGTAGTCTCGTGGTTGAACAGGTCCCAGATGGTCAGCGGGCGACGGTAGCCCTCGCGGATTTCGGTGTCGACGTCGGTCAGCACCTCGTCGAAGTAGTTCGGGCTGTTCTCGCCGTCAAGCTCGCCTACGGTCTGGGTGTCGTTGTAGGCGCGGAACGAGATGTTCGGGAGCTCGAACTTGCGCTCGCGGCCGAACTTGTTCTTCTGGAGCTCGTCCCAGACGCGCGCGCCGAGCGAGTTGTCGCGCTTGACGTGGACCTTGCCGGTGTTCTTGCTGGTGTCCACCACGGTGCCAGCGCCGCCCATGACCTGGTCGATCTTGAGCGAGCGGATTTCGACCTGCTTGGCACGGCGTGCGACCTCGGCCTTGAACAGCTTGCCGTCGGCCTCGATTGCCTCGACGTCGTTCTCAGGGTCGTCGAAGGCGTCCGCGATCGCGTCGCGGCGAGCAATAAGGGAGTCGTAGTCGAGCTCGCGGTACTGCTCGGCAGTCAAAGTCTCGAATGCCATTACATTTCTCCTGTCTCGAACAGAAACTTGGACTTGCGGCGGTTGCGCTCGTCCCTTTCGATGCACCGCGCCAACTCCTGGCGCTCAGCCAACTCCTGGCGTTCCGCTTCGATCACTCCGTCGAAGTAGGAGCGTGCATGTATCTCGGTGCCTTCGTTCGCCGGGCGCGACACGGCGCTGACGTCGAAGACCTTTGAAACCTTGGTGATGGTCGAGGTATGGGTGGACCTGTCGTACTCGTACCCATCCTCTGCGATAATAAAACCCCAGCTCATACGGTCAATAAGGCCGTTCTTGATGGCCTCGTAGAGGTCACGGCCCTGTCGGCAGCCCTTGAGGTTTGCCCTCGTGAACAGACCGTGCTCGTCGGGCAGGAGCGCGAGCGTCGCGTTGCGCAGGCGCGCCATCACGATGCCCTCGTGGTTGAGCTGGAAGATGACGTCCGACATGTCCGCGCCATCGAGCGCGTTGCGGTCGATGACCTCGTAGTACCCGTCCCACAGCTCGTACGGGTCGTCGAACGTCGTGGCGTAACCTTCGATGATGCAGTCGTCGCTGCCCTCCTCGGGCTCGACCGCCGTGAAGGTCATCTCGAAATTCCTGTATTCGCGTCCTTCTACAACAGGCATGGCTAAGCCTCCGCGTTCTCGTCGTCTTCTGAGTCGTTCGACATGTCCTCGTAGAGCGGCCTCTCGATGAGCTGGTGCTCGTAGTCGGAGTCGTGCTGGCGCTCTGTCATGTCGATTTGCGATAGCAGCAGGTACTCGCCGCGGATCACGAACTGGTCGCCGCCGGGTACCGTGTTCATCTGGAGAATCTTGCGACCCTCGTTGAGCGTCATCAGTCCACGGTCGACCATGTCGCGGATCATGTTGCGCTTCTCAGCCATGGCCGCGTACTGGAGGCGGCTTGAGGAGAACTCGACCTTGTTGTGCAGGCGCTGCGTCCGCGTGAAGAGCATGCTCGTGATGCCCTCACTGATGTTGACCGCCCACGGCTCGACCTTGCCCTCGTAGTAGGCCGCCCACTTGTTGGGCTCGTAGTCGTTCTGGATGATGGCCTTGTTCGTGCCGTAGTAGCTGAACACGCCGTCCTGGATGCGCTCCATCTCGTCCGCGTCGATGACGAAGGACTGGTTCTTGACCTGCTCGACGCTCGCGAACGTCTGGTCGTACACCAGGATGCCGCCCTCGTTGTCGGCAGCGAGGTTGGTGTCGACGAAGCGCTTGCGCTTGTTGTCAAGGTCCTTCTCGTCCATGCGCGAGCTGACCTGGCCTATCCACCTGATGCGCGCGCCCGCCCTGATGGCGGCCTTCTGCGCGTTCTCCTGCGCCTTCATGAGGTCCAAGGTCGAGCTCGGCGCTACGTTCGCGCCGAAGATGTCGCTCCTGAACTGGAAACGCGTGATGAAGCAGACGCTCCTCAGCTCGATCGCATGGGTGCAATGGGGGCTGACGCCGTCGGGCGAGGTGTAGAACTTGACCCACGGCTCGCCCGCGTAGTCCACCACCTCGGCGTAGTCGTACAGAAGCGGGTAGATGCCCACGATGGTCTGCATGTCCTTGGCGAAAGCCGGGATGATGGCGCACGTGTTTAGCGCCTCCGTGAGCGTCGCGCTCCTATACAGGAATTGCGGCCAGGTCATGAGCTCGTTCGGGGCGGTCTTTATCATCCGCTCGACGGCTTTGCTGTTGCCCTCGTAGGCGGGGTCGAGCTTCGAGCAGGCCGTGGCGAACTTGTCGATGCACGCGCGGATGAGTTCCTGCTCGTAGACCTCGCCGGTGTAGGCGGTGGACACAGGCTGCGATTCGGAGAAGGTGGCATACGGATTCACGGCAGGCTTTTCTAGAGCCTGCTTCTTAGGCCAGTACAGTTTTTCCCATAGTCCCATAGCATGACTGTACCATCTTTGGTACTGCTATGGCTGAAGCGTTTCTCGGCACCGCTACTGCTTGATTATCGCCTGGTAGTCGTCCCACTTGTCGGAGAGCACGGTGTAGGCGCATAGCTCCGCGACGAAGCCGTCGATGCGGAACTTCGGCGAGTTCATCTTCTTGTCGGGCTGGATGTTGCCGTTGACGTCGGGTTTCACCTGCACGTTCATGCGGCACCACTCGTTGACCGGGTTGTGGTCGTCCACCACGCGGTGCGCCTGGTACTCGGCCCGCAGCTGCTTCATGGGCTGCGACAGCGTGATGGCGCCCTGGCGGACCTTGATGCAGTTCTGCTCGCCGACGAACGATTGCAGCTCGCGCAGGGTCGAATCGTCCACGTGCCACGGGTCGAACCCGACGGCGTAGATGTATATGCCCAGCTCAGACTCGATTTCCTGGAACCAGTCGAGGAACACGCGCTTGTCCACCTTGTTGCCCGGGTACGTGCGCATCAGATCGCGCGCTATCCACTGGCGGTACGGCACGTCGTCGCGCTCGCGGTTCAACTCGTCGGTCAGGTCGAATACGGCCTCCGGTATCCAGTACATGGACCGCTCGTAGATGGTCAGGTCGTCTGGGCGCATGAGCAGCACCTTCGCGGCGTTGAGGTCGATCGTGTCTGCGGCGTCGAAGCCTGCGATGCCGTACTTGAAGTTCATGTTCTTCCAGTCGTCCACCTTCGTGGTGTTCACGCACTCCTCGATCTTCAGCCAAGCGCACGACTGGTTCTGCGGGACGTTGAACTCCTTGGTGAGCACCGTCGGCAGGTAGCTCGGGTCCTGCTTCGCCTTGTTGACCTGGTCGCGGAGGTATTCGACCTTCTTGATGGTGCCGAGGCCGGGGTTCGCCTTCGGCCAGCACGCCTCGTCGGTCCACTCCTCGCGGTCGTCGAGCTCGTAGATGAACGCCAGGAACCTGTCGTCTTCGACCTCTCCGTTGAGCCATCTGGTAGCGTAATCGTACTCGCTGTCGAACACGTTGTTCCGGACGAAGCCGTTGGTCGTGATCGAGACGAGCATCGGGTTCTCGCGCGCGCCGGTGCCCTGGCGAACAAGGTCATAAACGTCGCGGTTGACGAGGGCGGCGAGCTCGTCGATCACCCCGAGGTGGACGTCCAGGCCGTCGAGGTGCGTGGTGTTCGACGACAGCGGGGTGATGTACCCGAGGTTCGCGTCGTTGATGATGCCGTCCTGGCCGCGCTCCTTGACGATGCCCGTGCGTAGGAGCTTCTTCATGCGGCGTGAGAGCTTGTACATGCGCACGGCGGCGCCGTACCCCAGCGATGCCTGGTCCTTCGATGTCGCAACGTTGTAGATTTGCGGGGCGCCTTCGCGGTCGGCTATCAGCATGTAAAGCTCAAGCGCAGCCAAAGTGGTGGTTTTGCCGTTCTTTCTCGCTTCAATTACCAGCACGTTTTGGAACTGCCTGTTCCCGTCGTCGTCGACGAACCCGAAGGCCGTCTGGACGAGCGCCTTCTGAAACGGGTCCAGCGACAGGAGGCGCCCCATCCTGCCGGACGGGACGTAGCACTCGGTCTCGATGAACTTGACCGGCCTGTTCGCGGCTTCGTAATCGAAGTGCCAGCGCTTGTAGCCGCCTTCGAAGCGCGGCAGCATCATGAAG